ACGTATAGCATATCTGGAACAACACTTACATTTACAACAGCTCCACAAAGTGGTTATACTGTTGAAGTAATAACAGTAGGTGAAGTTTCAATGCTTCCAGATACTATAGATATAGATAACTTTAGCGGTACAGGATCGCAGGTAGATTTTGTTTTAACATCTACCCCAAGTACTGAAAACGCTATTGATGTTTATATTAATGGGTTATATCAGCAAAAAGATACATTTAGTTTATCTGGAAATACATTAACATTTTCTACAGCACCTCCAAATGGTTCAACCATTGAGGTTAAACATCAATTTGTGGCAAGTGTTAAAGGAGAGGTTACTTTAACTGCTGGAACAGGTATTAGTGTTACAAAAAATTCAAGTAATAATTTTACTATCTCTAATACCCTTATAGATACAACAGTATCTTATAACACGCCTACGGGTCAAGGCTTTACGTATACAGCGCCCTCAACATCTACAGGTCAAGCTGGATCAGTATATGGTCCTCAAACATTTACCATTACAGCCGGTTCAAATATATTAAGCGGAACAGCTTCTATTTCTGGATTACCTAATGGATTAACTATAGATAGCCAATCATATAATAATACAAGTGCGGGTAATATTTTAACAATAACATTAGGAGGAGTGTTCCCATCTGCAAATAGTTTAAATACTAATCTTACTATTTCTGGTTTAATAACAACCGCAATCCCCGTTGATGTAGATTATTTAGTAGTCGCCGGGGGAGGTGGAGGTGGAGGAACTCAAAACGCTGGCGGTGGTGGTGCTGGTGGTTATAGGAATTCCTTTTCAACAGAATCATCTGGCGGAGGACAACCCTCTGAAACATCTTTATCCTTACCTACAGCTACAAATTATACTGTAACAATAGGCGCTGGAGGAGCGGGTGGTGCAGGTACTGCAAATGGTAATAATGGAGAGAACTCTGTTTTTGCAACTATAACCTCTACTGGTGGTGGTGGTGGTGGATATTCAAATGGAAATGGGCAAAATGGTGGTTCTGGGGGAGGTCAGGGGTATCAAGGTAGTTCAGCTGGTTCTGCTGTAACAACTCCAGTAGTGCAAGGATATGGCGGAGGAACTGGGGCTGCCTTGAATAGTAACTATGGAGGTGGAGGCGGTGGAGGTGCTGGTGGTCTTGGACAGAATGGTACTGGAAGTGCAACAGGTAATGGCGGAGCTGGTTTAGCGTCGGCTATAACAGGCTCAAGCGTTACAAGAGCGAGCGGTGGATCGGGGGGTGCTAATGCTATTAATCCAACTGCGACTCCTGGAGGCGGAAGTACAAGTGCATCTAATGCTACACCAAACACTGGTGGTGGCGGTGGTGGTGCTAGTAACCTACCCTCGATTCAAACAACTGGTAGAAATGGAGGTTCTGGAGTAGTAATACTACGTTATCCAAGCGTATTTACAATAACAATAGGAGCCGGATTAACAGGAACAACCGCTACAGACGGAAACGACAAAGTAACAACATTCACAGCCGGAACAGGAAATATATCATTTAGTTAACTATGGCATTAACAAAACTTACAACAGATTTAATTGACGGTACAATAGTTACTAGCGTTAATGGTAGTACAGGTGCTGTTACATTAGAAACCGGCACAGACTGGCAAGCTACTCCAAAAACAGCTAACTTTACAGCTGTTGCTGGGGAGGGTTATTTTGTCAACACTACAAGTGCTGCAATTACAGTTACATTGCCAAGTTCGCCTAGTGCTGGAGATGAGGTTTCTATTATTGACTATGGAGCTAACGCTGCTACAAATAATATTACGATCACATCTAGTGATAATATAGAAGGTGCCTCTGATGATTTAGTATTATCTACAGATAAAGTATCAAAAACATTAGTTTATTCAGACGCTACTAAAGGCTGGTTAGTTACTACAGAGGCTGGAGCTGGAGCTGCTGTTGGTGCTTTTGATGTTGATTACTTAATTGTTGCTGGCGGTGGAGGCGGTGGTTATGGTTTTTATGGGGGCGGTGGTGGTGCTGGTGGTTTGCGTACATCTTATGCTAATACATCGTCTTTAAATGGCCACAATGAAACTGCTTTAAGCTTAGGTGTATCTACAGATTATAATCTTACTGTAGGAGCAGCTGGTGTTGCTGGTCCTAATGATACAACAAAAGGCGGCAATGGATCTAACTCAATATTTTCTACAATAACCTCAACTGGAGGTGGAGGTGGAGCATCAAGAAATGATTCTGGTGCTAGCGGAGGAATACAAAACGGAAATGATGGAGGATCTGGTGGGGGTGCTGCTTTTCCAAACAGCTCTTTAGGAGGTCATGCTGTAACATCGCCTGTTACTCAAGGGTATGATGGCGCTGATGCTAATTCAGCAGAAAAATATGGTACTGGAGGTGGAGGTGCTGGTTCTACATCGCCAAATTGGGAAGATGGTGGAGCTGGCTTAGCTGTTAACATTATTAGCACTACAAATACTGGAACTGCATCTGTAGGAGAAGTATCTGGATCAAATGTTTACTTTGCTGGAGGTGGAGGCGGAGGAGGATCAGATTCTCAATCTTATGACACTGGCGAGGGTGGCCTTGGCGGTGGAGGTAATGGTTCTGATAGAAATAATGGAGGTGGATCAAATGGCACATCAAACACTGGAGGTGGTGGAGGAGGGGCTGGTCCAGATAATACAGTAGGATTTGCTGGAGGGTCTGGTGTAATTATATTAAGATATCCGAGCGCAAGAACAATTTTAGTAGGTTCTGGTATAACAGAAGCAAGCGGCTCGCCATTTACAGAGGGATCAGATAAAGTATCGGTATTCACAGCTGGTATAGGAACAATATCATTTAGTTAATAAATAAAATAAATAATGGCTCATTACGCTTTTTTAAACATGCAAAATATCGTCACCGAGGTGATAGTCGGTAAAGACGAAACAGATGGACCAACAAACTGGGAGATGCACTATGGTAACATCCGAGAGCAAGTTTGTAAGCGTACATCTTATAACACAAGAGGAGGGGTCCATTCAGAAGGTGGTACTCCCTTTAGAAAAAATTATGCAGGCATAGGATACACTTATGATTTTGCAAGAGATGCATTTATCCCACCAAAACCATTTGATAGTTGGACACTAAATGAAAACAGCTGCTTATGGGAAGCGCCTGTAGCATATCCAAATGATGGACAAAGATACGAGTGGAATGAAGAAACAACAAGTTGGGATTTAATAACACAATAACATGGCACTAACTAAAGTAACAGCAGCAGTATTAGAACCAACAGCTGTAACAGACAATATTTCAAACGGATCTATTGATTCAGCTAAGATTGCCAATGATGCAATATCATATACTAAACTTGGAAGTGAGTTTACAACAGCTGCCGCATTATCTGCAAGCGATGTAGACTTTAGTACAGCTCAAGTATTTACAAAAACATTAACAGCAAACGATACATTGACATTTTCAAATGTATCAACTGGAATGGTTAAAGACCTTGTAATTACAGGAAACTTTACTTTAACATTGCCAGCATCAGTTAAGGTTGTATCTGGCGCATACGATGGGTCAGTATCAAACTTAATTCAAATAGTAGCAACCAACGGTGCAACTGAGCAGTGGGCATCTATAAGTCAAGAAGCGGTATGATAGCAATAGATTTAAACGGAACAATAAAAACATTTTCAAGATTGCCAAAAGTTTGGAGTGATGAAAATGGAACACACCTAAATATTACAGATGGACAAGTTTTTGGCTTTTATTCTGTTGTAACTCCAGCCATAAATCAATCTGAAGAACTTGGTGACATTTATTTTGATGTTGATGCTGAAGTATTCACTTATCCCGTACAATCAAAAACATACACCCAAACGGTTGCTGAATTAAAAGAACAAAAGATTGCAAATCTTAAACATTTATATAATTCACAACTTGCAAAGACTGATTGGTACATTATTCGTGGTCAAGAAGGGAATGCGGTTCCACAAGACATCCTTGATGCAAGAACGGCATTAAGAACTGAATGTGCGACACACGAAACAAATATAAATGCCAAAACAACAAAGGCAAGTGTTATTGATTACGAACTTCCAAGTTTTATATAAATGGGATTAAATAAAAGACTTATTAATCAAGCTAGTGCTAGCAGTTTTGGGGCTGATAATTTTGCACCCGTTACATATACGGGGAATAGACCAAGCACTCAATCCATAACAGGTGTTGGTTTTCAACCTGATTTGGTTTGGATAAAGAATAGGGATAGTAGTTCTTATCCTCACGTTTTAACAGATTCGGTTAGAGGTAATACTAAATATTTAGTACTTGATACATCAGCCCAATATACAGGTTCAAATACGATAACATCTTTTGATAGTGATGGATTTTCTTTGGGGGATAATGGCTACTTTAACGGAGGTTTAAGCGGGGCTTATAATGAAATGGTAGCTTGGTGTTGGAAAGGTGGCGGTGCAGCAGTATCAAACACAGATGGAAGTATAACAAGTCAAGTTAGTGCAAATCAAGATGCAGGGTTTAGTATTGTAAAGTTTACTTCAAATTCTCCCGCAGATTTAAGAGTAGGACACGGATTATCTTCTACTCCTGAATTGATTATTTACAAAAGACTGGATGGAACAGGAGAATGGTATGTTGTTAGTAGTGAAATCAGCGGATATTATTTAAGATTAAATTCAACTGCAGCACAAGCAATTACTTCGCCTTATTCGACTTATTTTGCTTCAGGTGCGCTTATTAGTAGTTTTACACCTGCAGTTACTGACCAAATCGCCTACTGCTTCTATTCAGTAGATGGGTACCAGAAGGTGGGGAGTTATACGGGAACGGGTTCAGTAGGCTCGCCAACAATTACAACAGGATTTCAACCAAGATTTGTAATGATAAAAAATATTAATCTTAATCAAGAATGGGTTATGATTGATAGTGTTCGGGGCAATAATCCCGCAAAAACATTATATCCTAATTATAGTAATGCTGAAGCAACAAGCGGAAATAATATAGATTTTAACTCAGATGGATTCACAATACAAGAATCGGGCGGTGGTATAAATTATCGATCGGGTGATACATTCCTCTATTTAGCGATAGCATAAACAATGGAAAATTATATAAATGGCACAAACTAAAATAAAAGCTGGATTATTTGAAGGCGTAATTGGAAATGGCACTGATGGATATTTTTTAATGTCCAACGGAGATGGCACTATGACCTGGTCTTCTATTGTCATTAATCCTACTATTGCTAGTATAGCTTATCCAGGTTCAGTCACGGCTGCAGACCCAGCTGGAGGCGAAACTATTACAGTAACTGGAACAGGTTTTAAAACCGGTGCTACGGTGACTATTGGTGGAACAGCTGCTCCAGCAGTATCTTATGTGTCAGCAACACAGATAACATTTACAACACCTGCTAAAGCCGCTGGTGACTATGATATTGTAGTTACAAATACAGATACAGGATCAGCTACTTATATTAATGGTATATCATACAATGGTATTCCAACATGGACAACAGCTGCTGGATCTTTAGGTACATTTGCTTCAGAAACAACTATATCTACTATAACCCTACAGGCTACAGAGCCTGATGCAGGTACAATTACTTTTAGTATTACTAATGGGGCATTACCAACTGGACTGTCTTTAACAGGCGCTAATATTGATGGTACAACAACATTAGAAACTGCAGATACTTTATATACTTTTACTGTAACTGCTACAGATGATGAAAGCCAAGCTACGCCTAGAACATTTACTATAACTGTTAGAAAGCAGTTTATAGGTACAGAAAACTTTACAATCAACACCTACACAGGTAATGGTTCAACACAAAGTATAGAGGGTAAGATTGGCACTGCTGCTGATTTTAATGGGAGTAGTAGTAAAATAGATTTTAGTAGTTATCAAGTTCCTACAACTAATGTTTCTTTTAGTTTTTGGTTTAGGTCAAATAACACACCTTCTTCAGCAGCTACTGCAGAAGTTTTATATAATCATTTTAATGGTGCACAAAGTTATGGAGTGCAAATTGGCTCAACAACTATTGGTTCTTATGCGTTAGGAGCAGGAGGTTCTCCTGATTATTTAACTTACAGTATGAGTGCTGATACTCTTTGGCATCACGTCGTTGTAACTATGGGCTCTACAAATGGACACGTTCTTTATATAGACGGAAGTCCAGTTGCTACTGATGCTGCACTTACAAGTTATTATGGAGGTGGCACAGGAACAAATAATATAGGTAGTTCAGGTTCAAGCAAATGGTTTGATGGACAAATAGACCAATTTAGAATATTTGAAAAAGAATTATCATCTTCAGAAGTAACTACTCTATACGGTGAAAACAATGCTTCATTATTTAAATCCACAACTGATATTTTTGATGACGGCTCTGGGGTTGCTTTATATGAATTTGAAGAAGGAGCTAAAGACACTGGGGGAACAAATGGATATATTGGTGCAGCTGGTGTATTTAATGGGAGTAGTAGTAAAATTGTTGTAAGTGGATTTGCTCAGCCAACAAGCGATTTATCAGTTTCAATGTGGGTAAAATTTAATTCAATTTCTTCAGCTCAAAAAGAATTTTTTGATTGGGTGGGTAATTCAAGTGTTCCTACAATCCGTCTAAATACTTATACTAGTAATGATCTAAGATTTAGTATGGGTGGTTCTAGATATATTTCTGCAGATTCGTTAAGCATAACAACAGGCGTTTGGTATCATATTGCATTTTCTATTGATAGATCCGCAAATGCCGCTACTCTTTATTTTAATGGCTCGGCTTTAGGAAGTACAGTAACTCCATCTGGAAGTTCATCCGATACCGAAGGTCTTTTTATCGGGTGTAATCTTGATGAAAACAGATTTTCTGATTGCATTATAGACCAAGTAAGAATTTTTAGCAAAGCCATATCATCATCTGAGGTTACCACACTATACGGGGAAACATCAGCATCAGCTACAAAATCAACTACAGATATATTTGATGATAGTAGTGGTATTGCATTGTATGAATTAGAGGGGAATGCTAATGACACGGGAGATACATATAACGGCACTGCAACAAATGTATCCTACGCTTATGACGGAACACCTACAAATGTAAGTTTCGTAGGAACTTCATTCCAACCTGATTTGGTTTGGGTAAAAAGAAGGGATAGTGGAATTGGTAATACAAGACATTTAATTTTTGATTCAATAAGAGGTGTTGGTAAAAGAATATCAAGTGAATCTGCTGACCAAGAATATACCGTAACACAAGAAGTCATTTCATTTGATAATAATGGATTTACTCTTGGCTCAAATGGAAGTGCGAATGGTAGCGGAGGTTCATTAGTCGCTTGGTGTTGGAAAGCAGGAGGAACAGCAGTATCAAACACAGATGGGACAATTACTTCGCAAGTGTCAGCAAATCAAGATGCAGGGTTTAGTATTGTTGAATATACAAAGTCAGGAACTTCAGGCACAATGGGTCACGGGCTTACATCTACCCCTGAATTAATTATTGAAAAAAGAACCGATGGAACGGCTTATTGGAATGTTAGAATAGAAGGTATAACTGCGAATAATCAAACTATATATTTAAATCAAACTACGGAAGTTTCAACCCACCCTTCTTTAAATTTATGGACGACTCCTACAACAAGCGTTTTTGGTTACGATAGTGCAAACGCTACGGCGGGTGATTACATTGCCTACTGCTTCCATTCAGTAGATGGGTATCAGAGGATAGGGAGTTATAGTGGAAGTGGTGTAGCAGGTAAAAGAGTTTACACTACGGATGACGGCACTTCAAGTGGTACAGGTGGATTTAAACCAAGATTTGTTATGATTAAATCTACAAATATAGGTAATGATTATACTTCTTGGGTAATGCACGATAGTCTAAGAAATATTGAATCTACAGATAGAGTAACCAACCCTTTATATGCTAATAGAAATTATCAAGAAGGATTAAGGGGGAATGGGTCATCAAGTTCAGGTGTTTTAGATTTAACATTTAATGATGATGGGTTTACAATAGAAGTTAATGATGCTGAAAGAAATGCAAATGGTTATAATTACATCTATTTAGCAATAGCATAAACAATGGAAAAAAAGAAATTTAAAGATACTGGCGTTGGTAAATTTTTATTAGACAAAATTCCTAACGTTGTTGGTGCAATCGCAGGGGACACCCCTGTAGGCTCTGTAATACAAGCTATAATTGGTGGCTCAGATATGAGTGATGCTGATAAAGAGATTGCACTTGAAAAATTAAAAATGGAGCGTGCTGAAATAGATGGCACAACAAAAAGATGGGTGGCGGATGCTAGATCAGGATCATGGCTTGCTTCTAATGTTCGTCCACTCGTATTAGTATTTTTAACAGTAAGCTATGTAGCCGGATGGTATATGGGTTACCCTTTAGATTCTATAACTGGACTTTTAACAATTGTAATTGGTGGATATTTTGGAAGTCGTGGTGTAGAAAAAGTATTTGGAAACAACAAACATAAATAAAAATGACCGATCTAAAAATATACGGTATTAACATTGCGGCATTAGTAACAAGCTCGCCAATGGTTTCGGGTATAAACCCGATGCTACAAACAATAGTTTTATTATTAACAATAGGGTACACCTGTATAAATATTTATCAAAAGATTAAAAAATGAAATACTTTACTGAATCTGAATTTAATGAGTTTGAAAAAATGGATCCTAAACTTCTTGAAAAGCTAGATCAGCTAAGAGAAGTATATGGATACCCAATTAAATTAACATCTACCTATAGATCTCCTGATCATCCAATTGAAGCTAAAAAATCAAAACCAGGTGAGCATGCTTATGGTGCTGCCGTTGATATTGCTTGTGTAGGAGGGGAAGCAACCTTTAAATTAGTTAAAGCAGCTATTGAAGTTGGATTTACTAGAATAGGTATAAGTAGAAAAAATAACTTTGTCCATGTAGGCATTGGGTACGATGGCGCACCACCTATTACAATATGGACATATTAAAAAAATTAAATGAAATTAATTAGAAAAATAAGCATTGGTACAGATTATAAAAATGAAGCAATGCATTACTCTGTAGGTCAAGAAGTTTATGGAGGACATAAAATATGTGATATACTAGAGGATAACGGAGGGTATAAAATTTATATTACAAAAAACGAAGAGGTATTGCCATGGAAGTTTTTTAATTCAAACATGGCTGTATCAATAGAATACAATTTAGATTATTAAATGAAATCACTTTTTAATTATATTATATCTACTGAATCAAGGTACAACAATAAAATAAATGTTGACCAAAAAGAATTAATACTTAATACAGAAATTAGTGAACGTGATTATATGTTTGTTAATAGAATAGGTGTGGTTGTTAACGAGCCTGCGTATGGAGTAACTTCAAAAACCCCTAAAAAAGGAGATACTGTAATTGTTCATCATAATGTTTTTAGAAGATGGTTTGATGTTCGTGGAAAAGAAAAAAATAGTGGTAGCTTTTTAAAAGAGAATCAGTATTTTGTAGCTCCCGATCAAATATTTGCTTTTAAAAGAAATGATAAATGGCATTGCCCGGATGATTATTGTTTTGTTAAGCCACTAATTAATAAAGATAAATGGGACTCTGAAGCTGAACAAAAATTAAAAGGTGAGCTTGTGTATAGCAACAGTGAGTTAAGTTCATTAGGGCTTTCTATTGGAGACGTGGTGGGGTTTACACCTGACTCAGAATATGAATTTGAAATAGAAGGTGATAAATTATATAGAATTTTATCTAATCAAGTTACAATAAATTATGGACAGGAGAAAACGAGTAATTGAAGCGGCTGAAAAAGCTTTAATAGAACTTGAAAAAGTTATCAAACAGAATATAGATTTAGGTGAATTAGATCCAGAAAAAGCAAAAACAGCAGCTCAGGCAAAATGGGTAGCAATTGAAGACTCTTTAAAAATAATTGAAAAAATTGAAGAGCTAACAGAAAAAAAATCAGAAAGCAAAAAATCAGAAGCTTTTATGGGTGTTGAAAATAGAGTTAAATAATGTATAAACAAACTTTATATAAAATACACACAGAGCACTTATCTGATAAAAAGATAAAGAATCATAATAAACATAAAAAGTTTAAATATGGTTATAATGAAGATTTAGATTGTGTAATTATAAGCAAAGATGGCACGCTGGGTGATATATATGAAATTCAAGGTCTAAAGGTAGGAATACCTAAAACTCCAAATAAAATAGATGGTGAAGACCTTAAAAAAGAAGATCAAGTATTTAGGCAAGTATCCAAGCCCGCATCATTAAATAAAATAAGAAACTTAATTGATTTTAAAGAATATGCGGAAGATATTAAAGAGCAGTACTATACTTATATTGAAAATGAGTTTAATCATCGTGCTAATGGTTACTGGTTCATGTGCAACAATGAGCCTTGTTACATTACAGGATCGCACTATATATACCTCAACTGGACGAAAATTGACGTTGGAGCACCTGATTTTAGACAAGCCAACAGAATCTTTTATTACTTCTGGGAGGCTTGCAAGGCAGATAGAAGATCTTACGGAATGTGCTACCTTAAGAATAGACGGTCTGGGTTTAGCTTTATGGCATCCTCAGAAACTGTTAACTTGGCAACAATATCCAAAGACTCTAGGTTTGGAATCTTATCTAAGACTGGTGCGGATGCAAAGAAGATGTTCACAGATAAGGTGGTACCAATATCCATTAATTACCCGTTCTTTTTCAAACCAATACAGGACGGAATGGAAAGACCAAAGACAGAATTATCCTACAAGATCCCGTCAAGAAGACTCACGAGAAATTCAATCAAGGAGGGTTATAATAAGGAGGAACATGGGCAGGGTCTCGACACAACAATCGACTGGAAGAACACAGGGGACAACTCGTACGACGGGGAGAAACTCCAACTTCTTGTCCACGACGAATCGGGTAAATGGGAACGGCCGGACAATATACTCAACAACTGGAGGGTTACAAAAACGTGTCTTAGACTTGGAGCAAAAATAGTTGGCAAGTGCATGATGGGTTCAACATCTAATGCAATTGAAAAAGGTGGTGATAATTTTAAAAAATTATATTATAATTCAGATGTTACAAATAGAAACCGCAATGGCCAGACTGCAAGTGGATTATATTCTTTGTTCATACCTATGGAATGGGGATACGAAGGGTTTATTGACAAATTCGGGTATCCTGTCTTCGAAACTCCATCAGAACCGGTTGAAGGAATTGATGGCGAACAAATTTTTAATGGAGTCATCGATCATTGGAACAACGAGGTTGACGGTTTAAAAAACGACAGTGATGCTCTTAATGAATATTATAGACAATTTCCAAGATCTGAAAAGCACGCTTTTAGAGATGAAACTATAAATTCTTTATTTAATCTAACTAAAATATACGAGCAAATAGATTATAATGAAGAAATGACTTTAAAAGGTTATGTAACTAGAGGTTCTTTTTCTTGGAAAAACGGAATAAAAGACACTGAGGTTGTATGGTCGCCAAATAAAACAGGAAGATTTAATTTATCTTGGATACCTCCTGTATCTTTACAAAACAATATAATTATAAAAAATGGTATTAAATTTCCTGGTAATGATGGTCTCGGGGCCTTTGGGTGTGATAGCTATGACATCAGCGGTACTGTTGGCGGTGGTGGGTCTAACGGTGCTCTTCATGGATTAACCACTTGGAGCATGGTAAGTGATGTACCTAATAGTAAATTTTTTTTAGAATATATTGCTAGACCTCAAACTGCAGAAATATTTTTTGAAGATGTTTTAATGGCGTGTGTATTTTATGGAATGCCAATATTAGCAGAAAATAATAAACCTAGATTATTATATCATTTAAAACGTAGGGGTTATAGAGGATTTTCTATGAATCGTCCTGATAAAACAAAAATTAAATTATCTAAAACAGAATTAGAGTTGGGTGGTATACCCAATTCATCTGAAGACATTAGACAAGCACATGCTGCAGCAATTGAAACATATATAGAATCCCACGTGGGCAATCTAGGTGAGTCTCACGGTAATATGTATTTTCAAAGAACCTTAGAAGACTGGGCTAGATTTGATATTTCAAAAAGAACAGCGCATGATGCTTCTATTAGCAGCGGACTTGCTATAATGGCTTGTCAAAAACATTTATACCGACCCGTCGGTGAAAGAAAAACAAAAAAACTTGATTTTGGATTTTCTAAATATACAAATTCAGGATTAAGAAGTCAGATAATAAAATAAATATGGCAAAAAATAAAGGACAAATAACACAGTTTCCGAGTCAAGCCGTCTCAGATGCAGTTAAAAAATCTAAGGATTATGGTTTATCTGTAGCTAGAGCAATTGAGCAAGACTGGTTTAACAAGGATAACGGGTCCGGAAGGTATTACCAAACACGTGATGAATATCATAGGTTGAGATTATATGCCAGGGGAGAGCAATCAATAAGAAAGTACAAAGATGAATTTGCTATCAATGGTGATCTTTCTTATTTAAATCTTGATTGGAAACCAGTTCCTATTGTTCCTAAGTTTGTAGATATTGTTGTTAACGGTATGCAAGATAGGCTTTTTAGTATTAAAGCTTTTGCTCAAGATCCTATATCCACAGGTAAAAGAACAAAGTTTGTTAACAATATTCAAAGAGATTTAGCCGCAAAAAAAATATTAGCGGATATAGAAGCTGAATTAGGTGTTAACGCTCGTAATGTACCTGAAGAAGAACTTCCTGCAAATACGGAAGAGCTAGAGCTTTTTATGCAATTAAATTACAAGCAAGGTATTGAAATTGCTCAAGAGCAGGCTATAAACAACGTTTTTCTTTCAAATAAATATGACGAAATTAAAAGCAGAATTGATTATGATTTAGCTGTTATAGGTATTGGATGTGCTAAGCATTCTTTTAATAATACAGATGGTATTAAGCTTGATTATGTAGATCCTGCTAATTTAGTATGGTCATATACAGAAGATCCTAATTTTGCTGATTGTTACTATTTTGGTGAAGTAAAAAAAATAAAATTAAACGAATTAAAAAAGCAATTCCCATCTTTAACAGATGAAAAAATTGCAGAGTATACAAAAAAGGGTTCAAATTGGACAGACTATAATAATATAGGTAATACTAATGATAATGTTATAGATGACAATAACGTAGTTACAGTATTATATTTTAACTGGAAAACTTGGGAAAATAATGTATACAAAATAAAAGAAACATCTACAGGTGCTGAAAAAGCTATCCCTAAAGATGATTCTTTTGATCCACCCAAAGATAAAAGAACTAGATTTAAAAAGGTTGCGCAAGCAAGAGAAGTAATATACGAAGGAGCTTTTATTTTAGGTACTACAGAATTATTAAAGTGGGAAAAGGCGACTAACATGATTCGACCATTATCTAATACAAATAAGGTAATGATGAATTATATTGCAAGTGCGCCAAGACTTTATAAAGGAAACATTAATTCCTTGGTATCTAAAATGGCACCTTATGCGGATTTAATACAGCTAACGCATTTAAAATTACAGCAAGCAATACAAAGAATGACTCCATCTGGTGTTTATTTAGATGCTGATGGTTTAGCTGAAATTGATTTAGGAAACGGTACAAGTTACAATCCACAAGAGGCATTGAACATGTACTTCCAAACCGGTTCTATAATAGGGCGATCTCAAACTGTAGATGGTGAAATGAATCCTGGCAAAGTACCTATTCAAGAATTACCTGGTGGTGGTGGAGGTCAAATACAGGTTTTAATAGGAGCATATAATCAGTACATACAAATGATGCGTGATGTTACTGGTTTAAATGAAGCTAGAGATGGATCTGATCCAGATCCAAAAGCTTTAGTGGGTGTTCAAAAGCTAGCAGCTGCAAATAGTAATACAGCTACAAGACACATACTAACAAGTAGCATGTTTATTACAACTTCTTTAGCAGAAGCAATTTCTTTAAGATTTAAAGATGTATTAGAATTTCACCCGTCAAAAGAAGCTTTTATAACTGCACTAGGTAGATTTACGGTTGGTTCTTTAGAAGAGCTAAAAGACTTGCATATGCATGATTTTGGTATATTCTTAGAATTAGAACCTGATCAAGAAGAAAAACAAATGCTAGAGGCTAATATACAAACAGCACTAGCACAAAAAAGTATATTTTTAGAAGACGCTATTGATATAAGAGAAATTAATAATACAAAATTAGCTAATCAGCTTTTAAAATTTAGAAGAATTAAAAAGCAACAGGTTGACCAAGCTCAAGCTCAAGCAGCTAGTGCGGCACAAGCAGAAGCTCAAGGTCAAGCACAAATTGTTGTTGAACAAGCAAAAGCGCAAGCAGAACAAATTAAAACAGAATCTAAAATTCAAGTTTCTACAGCTGAAAATGAGCTTTCTATTAAAAAGATGGAAGTTGAGGCAAGAACAAAAAGAGAACTTATGCAATATGAGTTTGATTTAAATGTTAGATTAAAACAATTAGAGTTACAAGCGCAAAAAGAGCTTGTTGAAAAGCAAAGTGAAACTCAAAAAGAAATAGCTAACACAAAAGTTAGTGCGTCCAAAATAACTGGACCGCCTGATACGGGCAAACCACAAAAGTCCTTTGAGTCTAAAGGCAATGATGTTTTAGGGGGTTTCGATTTATCAAGATTTGAACCTAGATAAAACTATTTAAATTATTTTATTATATACAATTATGGAAGAACAAGTTAAAGTTAACGTTGTAGAAGACAATACACCTCCTGCAACACCACAAGAAAAAGAAGCTGCTGTTTTAGAACAGGCTATTGAAGAAGGTTCTGTTGATGAATCGTATGGTCTTCAAGACGACGGCGTTTACAAAGTAAATTTAGATAAACCACCAACACCTAAAGAAGATGCCATTCAAGAGCAAGAAACAGAGAGCGTATCTGTGGGCGATGGAGCCGAAGATAGCCCGGAAGTGGACGAACAAGTACGGGAGCAAGATACAAAAGAAGAAAACGAAGAAGAAGAAGTAATTGATGATTCACCATTGCAATTAGTAAATGATGAACCACAAGAAGAAGAAAAACAAGAAGTACAGAAAGAAATCCAGCAAGAAACAAAACAGGAAATAAAACAAGAAGAAACAAAAGTTGTTTTACCTGAAAATGTTGAAAAGCTGGTGCAATTCATGGAAGAAACTGGCGGAACGGTAGAAGATTATGTTAATCTTAATCGTGACATTTCTAAAATGGATAGCACAACTTTATTAAGAGAATATTATAAAAATACAAAACCTCATTTAGATGTAGATGATGTTGATTTTTTATTCAACAAAAACTTTGCATATGATGAAGAGACGGACGATCCGTCAGAAATTAAAGCTAAGCAATTAGCTTTTAAAGAAGAATTATATAATGCCCAAAATTATTTTAACAATAGTAGGGAAAAATACTATGCCGATCTTAAGTTAAGAAAGCAAGAAAGTGTTGCTCCTGAATATGCTGAAGCTATGGAGTATTATAATAATTCTAAGCAACAATCAGAAGAGTATAATAATCTTCAAAAAGAGTTTATTGAAAAAACAAATAAAGTTTTTAATGATAATTTCAAAGGTTTTGATTTTAAGGTCGGAGAAAACAAATACAGGTTTAAAGTAGATAACACTGAAAAAGTTAAACAATATCAATCAGATATTTCTAATTTTATTAATGAATTTTTAGGTGACGACGGTTCTGTAGCAGATGCTGCAGGATACCATAGAGCATTATTTGCTGCTAAAAATGCAGATAAGATTGCAAATCACTTTTATGAGCAAGGCCGTGCCGATGCCGTAAAAGAAGCTGCTAAGCAAGCAAAGAATATTAATATGGACCCTCGCTCCGATAATTCAACTATAAAAACCGAATACGGAGATAAAATTAGAGTTGTATCTGGAAATTCATCTGATAAGTTGCGCATTAAATGGAATAAATAACACAACTTAAAATCAAACAAAATGGCTTTTACTGGTGGCATTCCTGCCGCATTACAACCAACTCAGTCTAAAACACTTTATGCTGGGAATTACATTGACTTCACCTCAGCGGCGCATGATCAATGGACACAACAATTTTTACCCGATGTATACGAAAAAGAAGTAGAACGCTACGGAAATCGTTCAATCGGATCATTTTTAAGAATGGTATCTGCAGAGATGCCTTCAACTTCAGATCAAATTATCTGGACTGAGCAAGGACGTTTACATACTCGTTATGCAAATGTACTTCCTCAAGGAACCGCAGCTACATTACCAGCTCCTGGTGCTGCTGCAGTTATTGCAGCTAACGCTAACGCAGGTGGAGTATTAAACTTCACTATTCCTGCTCAACCAACAAGTGTTGGTTTAACATCTAATACTACATCAAACTGTAACTTTAAAGTTGGTCAAACGGCTATGGTACAAGTTCAGTCATCTGCAACTTCTGCTGTTGGTGGAACTGCTGATGTTATTAAAGGTGTGGTAACAGCAGTTTCAGGCGCTAGCTTCCAAATTAAAGCTTACAAAGCTCATGCTGGTGTAACTGCTGCTGAGCGAGTAACTGCAATGGTATATGGATCTGAATTTGCTAAAGGTACTGGAAACTTTACTGAAAAGCTAGATCCTAGCTATGCTACATTTACTAATGCTCCAATCATTATGAAAGAGCACTATTCAATCAATGGATCTGACACAGCTCAGATTGGATGGATTGAAGTAACTTCAGAAAACGGAGCAGATGGATACCTATGGTACTTAAAATCAGAGCACGAAAATAGACTACGTTGGGAAGACTACGTAGAAATGGCTATGGTTGAAGGTGTTGAAAAAGCTGCTGGAGGAGCTAATATCGCTCTTGGAACTTATGGAGGTAGCCTTGCTGCGCAAAATGCACGTGGTACTCAAGGTTTCTTTGATGCAATTGAAGAAAGAGGTAATGTATATTCAGGATTTGGAGCGCAAGCTACAGGTGGTGGAGCACTTACTGATTTTGATGCTGTTCTTAAGCAATTAGACAAGCAAGGAGCTATTGAAGAAAACATGCTTTTCTTAAATCGTGATTTATCATTAGAAATTGATGATATTCTTGCTCAACAAAATGGTGGCTACGCTAGTGGTGGTACTTCTTATGGAGTATTTAACAACAGCGAAGATATGGCGCTTACTTTAGGGTTTACTGGATACCGCAGAGGATCTTATGACTTTTACAAAACTGACTGGAAATACTTAAATGACTGGTCAACTCGTGGAGGTTTTGGAGATGTTGAAGGTGTTTTAGTGCCTGCTGGTACGTCTACTGTTTATGACCAACAACTTGGTACAAACATTAAGCGTCCATTCTTACACGTAAGATATAGAGCTTCAGAAACTGACAACAGAAAAATGAAATCTTGGATTACAGGATCTGTTGGAGGACCTACTAGCTCAGATATTGACGAAATGAGAATGCACTATCTGACTGAAAGATGTCTTATTACTCAAGCTGCAAATAACTTCGTATTATTTAAAGCTTAATAAGTTTTTTAACTATAGGATACGGGCTCTTCGGAGCCCAGTATTCTTATTTTATATTATTTAATTATGACAACAAAAACAACAAAAGCTCCTGACGTTGAAAAAGGATGGGAGATAAAAAATAGAACATATGTACTAACAGGTAATAGATCACCTATTTCTTGGACAATACAAACAAAACACACAGCTAGAAAACCTTTGCTTTATTTTGATGAAGCAAACGGAATAAACAGAGAAATACGTTACGCTACAAATCAAAGATCTTTATTCGTAGATGAACAAGATGGAGCCGTAACATTATCTCATGTAATGTTTTTAGATGGTGTATTATATGTTCCAAAAGAAGAACAAAATTTACAAAAATTACTTTCTTTATATCACCCAGAAAGAAATAAATTATGGGAAGAAGTTGACGAAGTGCAAGAAGCTGAAGATGAAATTGATGTTTTAGAATTAGAACTTGAAGCTTTAAACTTAGTTAACGAAATTGATATTGAACATTTAGAAGCTATTATGAGAACTGAGTTAGGTTCAACAGTTGCTAGCCTTTCTTCTAAAGAATTAAAAAGGGACGCGTATAGATTTGCTAAATCGCAACCTGTTTTATTTTTAGAACTTGTTCAAGACGAAGATATAAAATTAAGAAATCTAGCTAACAGAGCTGTTGAAGTTGGAATTTTACAACTTACTGATGACAATACTGTTTTTAAATTTGCTAATGGCAAAAAAGTTTTAACGGTACCATTTGAACAGCACCCATACGCGGCGTTAGCTCAATATTTTAAAACTGATGAAGGTGTAGATTTAATGAAATCTATAACAAAAAAGCTTTCATAAACACTTGGCGTAGAGTAAGAAATTAACTCTATGCCGTCTAAACCAACACAATAAATATAAATGGTAAATATAGATAACGTCTACAATACTGTATTAGTAATAACTAATAAAGACAACCGTGGATATATAACGCCAGAAGAGTTTAATAGGCTAGCAAACCAAGCTCAAAATGAAATATTTGAAAGCTATTTTAGAAAGCAATCTTCATATGAGCTTAATGCAAATATTACTAGTGATTTTGCAGATCCTGTTTTAAACACTTCTGAGAAAATAAATGAATTTTACGGTGATGCTAATTTAGTATTAAGCAATGGTGTTTTTAACTATCCTAGTGACTTTTATAGATTAGGCGTTGTATCTGTTAATAATAAAGTGGCAGATTTTGCACATCATTCAGATATAAAATATATTAACCAATCACCTTTAACCTACCCTGTTGATAGCCAACCTGTATATACATTAGCTAAAGACGGGGTTAAGGTTTATCCTAGCACAATAACTACAGGTGTTAGCATAGATTATTTAAAAAAGCCTAACAGACCTAAATGGGGCTATATTATGCCTACAGCTGCGCAGATAGCGGCAGGTATACCTAACAAGCCTATTTATGATCCAACCGTATTTGATCCTGCTACGGATAGTTATAGTTCATCTGCAAAGTCTTATAATTTTGAGCTACATGCTTCAGAAGAATATGATTTAGTTGTTAAAATTTTAACATACGCAGGGGTAGTTATAAAACAAGCTGATATAGCAGGATTTGGACAAGGTAAAGAACAACAAATAGCAGCAACTGAACAATAATGGCAATATCAAGAAAACCTTTAGATGTAAATAATTATTCTGCTTTAGATGGCGGAACAGGATTAGCTATACCGGGATACTATAGTAGAACAAACTTAAATGATATAATTAATAACTTTATGATTGCTTATGTGGGTGATGGTAAAGTTTTAACAAAGGTTCCTAGATATGAAGTTGCTTTTTGGGCGCAAAGATCTGTTCAAGAATTTAGCTATGATGTTTTACATTCTGAAAAATCTATAGAAATAGAATTAAGCCCAACTAAAAGCATTTCTTTACCATCTGACTATGTTAATTATGTTAGGATTGAATACACTGATGCTAACGGTGTAATGAAGCCAATACTGCCAAGCAGAACAACTACAGCAAACAAATCAGTTGCACAAGATCAAGATTACAAATATATATACGATCAAGAAGGTAATATAGTTTTTAAAGAAATATCTGAAACTATTGAAAAATATCAATCAGCTGAAAGATTAATGGACGTTCAACAAACTCAAGATTATTATAACGGCTATTTTGACACTGATGATTATTTGTATTACGGAAGAAGATACGGATCAACTCCTGAATACCAAAATATAAATGGCACTTTTGTTTTAGATACAGAAGCTGGAAAAGTTTA